CGTGAATGAAGACGGCTTCAGCGTGCCAGTGACAATTCCGAAGGATAACGGAGGAGGTAAGGCTGCTACGCAGTTCTTTATCAAAGCTCTGGCCGAGGAAGGCTTAACCGTCAAGGGAATCCCGATTTCTGGACACAACAGCAAGATGCAGCGCTTCCTACCGTTCTGTTCTCTGGCCGAAGCTGGGCTGGTAGACGTTGTACGTGGAGACTGGAACGAAGACTTCTTCGTGGAGCTTGAGCACTTCCAAGGTATCAGGAACGAAAAGAACGATCAGGTTGACGCCTGTGCGGACGCATTCAACTACCTAGCAAAGAACGGGAACATCCCTGACTTCGTTGTACCGGATTTGTCAAAGCCAAGCCCAGTTCCTACCATACTTTCGTAAGGAAGTAAATAGGCAGTGTAGCAAAAAGTTGACAAATAAGGGGGCGTAGTGTACAATCACGGTTATACAGTAAAGAAGGAGCACTATGGCGGTTGTGTACTGGCTTCATTTACCGGAGCACACTGATATTGCTTCCCAAGGCTATGTAGGCGTGAGTAACACAACAGCAGCGAAACGCTTCGTACACCATAATAGTGACGCAAATCGTGGATCACAATATCCAGTCCACAAGGCTATCCGGAAATACGGTGATAGGCTGGTACTGGATACGTTAGTTGAAGGTCCGAGTGATTACTGTTATGTTGTCGAGAATAAGCTGCGCCCGTTGGCAAGGATTGGCTGGAACTGCGCAGTAGGTGGAGAGCTTCCGTCTACACTAGGAATGAAACATAGCCCTGAAACTAAAGCCCGTATGTCGGTATCTAGGCAAGGCAAGAAGCTAGCTCCGGAAACTGTCGTCAAGATGGTAAGCACGCGTAGAGCGACGACATCTGGACGGTTCAAGGACTGGGACAACGGTAGATCGAATACAGCCGTGTGGCTGTCTGCCGAAGAGCTGTACGAAGTGTATTTAACAGTCCCAGCTTGCGGTCACAGACGCCTTGCAGGGGCTTTCGGAAGATTCACATTCCGGCAGCTTACGGCAATAACAGACAAATTTAAATCTGGTTGGGTTCCGTCAGAGGACTCCGACTACATGGAATGGAAGGCAACTAATGGCTGACAAAGAAAACAGCGGCCTTGGAGCCGACCCAAATGCAGTAATCCCACGTATCAGTTTGGGTGAGGTAGGCTTCAGTGGTCTAACAACCATGAGTGGTCGAATCCTTGAGGAACAGAATCGAGTCTTCCGATTCCCTGAGTTCCTGAAAACTGTTACTGAAATGAAGACCGACCCGACCATTGCTGCATCCCTTGGAATTTATCGAATGATGATTACCGGGGTCAACTGGCATGTAGCTCCACCGGAGAATGCCACCGAAACCGATAAGCAGCGAGCACAGTTTATCGAAAGCTGTATGTCGGATATGGAAGGGTCATGGCCGCAATTTATGGCAGAAGTCGTAACGTACATTGAGTACGGCTTCTCGATTCAAGAAAAAGTATTTCGTCGCCGCCTCTCAAGGAACGGCAGCAAGCATAACGATGGCTTGGTAGGACTACGTAAGCTCGCAAATCGCCCGCAAGATACGATTCGTCATTGGAACTTCTCCGAAGACGGTCGTGAGCTGCTAAGCGTTGGACAGAGCATCCGTAACATGGAGAACTCGGCACGGTTTATGAATCTTGCTGATCCGAACGGGTTGATTGATATCGACCGCTCGAAATTTCTCCTGTTCTCAGCCGACAGCGTTAAAGGCAACCCAGAAGGTAAGTCCGTTCTGAAGTCTGTCTTCCTGCCGTATAAGCAGCTAACGCTGCTTAAAGATCAGTTGATGCTAGGCGTGTCGAAAGACATCGCATCTGTTCCTGTGATTTACATGCCGCCGAAGTATATGTCAGCGGACGCAAGCCCAGCAGAGCAGGCTGTGTACCAAGCCTATCTAAACGCAGCTCAAGCTATCGCAGATGGTAAGCAGCGCTCGCTAGTTATGCCGTTGGTAATTGACGACGCAGGCAATAAGCAATTCGAATTTATGCTGATGGAGGCCAAGGGCCACAATAAATTCGACATCCCGGCGATCATTGCAGGATTGCAGAACGACATTCTGACAGCGTTGTCCACGAAAGTGTTGACCGCAAAAGAGGAAGAAGCAAGCGTTCTGTGCAAGATGGCTATCGAACACCGATTGAACGAGATTCGCGACGTTCTTAACAACGATCTGATTGCACAACTGTTCGCATTGAATGGTTGGAGCCAAGATCGTCTCCCTACTTTTGAGTTCGGTGACGTTAATGAAGTCGATAGCGAAGCATGGTCGAAAGCCTTGCAACGTGCAGCCTCCGTTGGTCTGGTAGAGATTGACCGCCCGATCCTGAATAAGACTCGTGAAGTTCTTGGTGTTGAACCTCTGCCTGTCGATGAACCTGTCGATAAGGAAAACCTGACTGGCAACGCTAGCCGTTCCGGTGATGGTATGGCAGCAGGTAAGTCCGGTGATGGTACAGCAGCTATCGGTGGCAAGTCAAGCAAACAAGACAAGTCAGCGAGAAATCGTGACAACACAGGATAAGGAACACAACATGACAATGCAACGGCCTGTTCGCAGATTGGCAACCGATCTGTATAACAAGCCGCATCTCATTTCTGCGGAAGCGTTCAGTGCGATTACTTCGTATCTGGACCTTCGCAACTCTGGGATGCTGGCACAAGTAGAAACTGTTTCAGCCGATCTTGATAAACCGTCGAAAGTCGGAAAGATCGGACTCATCAATATTCACGGAAGCCTGACAAACAGACCTGTTGAATCAATGTGCGGTGCGACGGGTGCAAGTTACGCAGGACTGTTGAGTCAGATGGACGATCTGATTAACGCAGGGTGCAAACGAATCGTCTTCGATATCAGCTCCGGTGGGGGTGAAGCATTCAACTGCTTCCCGACTGCTGACGCGATTCGCAAGATGGCCGACGACAATGATGTCTACCTGATTTCGTACGTTCAGGATTGCGCAGCTTCCGCCGCTTACGCTCTGTGCGTTCTGTCGGACGAAGTGGTATGCCATCCGCAAGGTCAAGTCGGAAGCATCGGCGTCCTGATCGCTCTGATGAATAACAGCAAGCAGCTTGAACAAGCAGGTATCACACGTACGTTCGTTACGGCGGGCGCTAACAAGATTCCGTTTGACGCGAATGGTGACTTCCGAGACGAGTTTATTGAATCGCTCCAAGAGAGTGTGAATGAACTGTACGGCGAATTCGTAGCCCACGTAGCCAAATACACGGGTCTTTCGGAAGAGGAAATCAAGTCTACAGAGGCTTCGATGTTCCGGGCTAACAAAGCACTATCGATGGGACTGATTAATTCGATCATGACCAATGAACAGTTCGCTGAATATCTATCGCAATAAGGAGCCATTTTGAAAGACGTACTTAAACGCATGTTCGGGAAATCGCCCGACGCTGCGCAAGCAGAAACACAAATTGAAGGAGCCGATATGGCAGTTGAACTAACGCAAGCTGAGAAAGAGCACGCGATGCTTATGGCATCAGACCTTAACGGACTACGTGACGCTGTAGCGTCGATGCACGGGCAGGTTACAACTCTTGAGGCCACCATCACGGCCCTGACTGAACAACTGAACGGCAACGTTGCAGAGCTGGCTGCAAAAGATTCGAAGATCGCTGAATTGACCGCTATGGTTAATGCAGCTACCGAATTCAAAGCAGCACAGGAAAAAGCAGCAGCCGAAGCAAAGGTTGCAGCTCGTACTGCAAAACTGGCAGAAGTAGTCGGCACAGAGCAAGCTACCAGCCTGCAAGCAGCGCTGGCAACTCTGGACGACGCAGCGTTTGATGTAGCAGTAGGTGCTATGTCGAACAAACTGAAAACCGAAGCAACGTCTGCGGCTTTCAAAGAAGTCGGAGTTGAAGGTTCAACCGACACCGTAGCGCTCGCTGCTGAAACCAGTGGCTCGCGTGTGATGGACTACTTGAAGACCATCGACCATAACCAATCCAACTAATCCATAAAGGAATGTAACATGCCAGTTTTCGCAACTGAAGGCCAATACTCTCGTTTCGGTTCGCTTGTAAAAATGAGCGACACCCCGGAACGTTTCGAGTTCCACACTGATGTCGTAACCGCTAACGAAGCCGGTACTCCTACCTACACGCTGGGTACTGTTCTGGGAAAAGTGACCGCCACAGGTAAATACATCGCTTGCGTACGTACCGCTGTCGATGGCTCACAAACGCCCGCCGCTATCTATCTGGGCGACGGCAAGATGGGTGCAATCGTTGACACAACACTCGTTGCTGCAACTGATACTCCGGTTCTGGTGCTAGCACGCGGTAAAGTCATCGTCTCGAAAGAAGCGCTGAAACTTGACGCATCGTTCGGTACTACGCCGCAAAAGCAAGCAGCCTACGACTCGCTGAAATCCGTTGGCATCCTCGTTGAAGCCTCGTTCTAATTAACCAAGCAAAGGAATAACAAATGATCGTTCGCGATTTTGGTAACGGCTTCAGTGTCGTTGACTGGACCCAAGAAGTAAACACCGTTCCGAACCAGTGGGGTCTGCTAGGCCAACTGGGAATCTTCCAAGAGGAATCGGTTGCTGAGCACGTGGTTGTGTTCGAAGAAATCATCAAGGACGGTGCGTTGATCGTTGACCGTGTTCGTGGCGACCGTGCAAGCGTGGGCCGCGATCAACAGCGCAAAATGCACTCGTTCACCGTTCCGCACTTCCCTCTGGAAGATGCGATCTATCCGCAAGACATCCAAGGCAAACGCGCCTACGGATCGGCTTCGGAAGCTGAAACGCTGGACCTTGTGCGCGCTCGTAAGCTGGCTCGTATCCGTCAAAACCACGCATGGACGCTGGAAGCAGGTCGTGCGCAGGCAATCGTAAGCGGTACTGTCTATGCTCCAAACGGCACCGTGTCGCAAGACTGGTACGTTGAAATGACTGGTGGTGCACGTCCTGCCGCTACTGACTTCCTGCTGGGCACATCGACCACGGAAATCTCTTCGATGATCGAACTGGTTCTGGCACAGATTCAGGACAACAGCGGGCAAGTGAACTACTCGGGCGTGGTTGCCCTGTGCGGTACTACGTTCTTCCAAAAGCTGATTACCCACCCGGTAGTTAAGCAGGCGTACCAGTACTACACTTCGACCAGTGAACCGCTGCGTCGTCGTCAGTCGGAAAATGGTAGCGCAGTTGGAATGCGTCGTACGTGGGAGTTCATGGGCGTGACGTTCATCGAAATGCGTGATGCCTACAACGGCACTCGCCTGATCCCGGCTGCTGATGCGTACTTCGTCCCAACAGGTACAGACTTCTTCAAAACCTACTTCTCGCCAGCTAACCGTTTCGGTCTGGTGAATACGCTGGGTGAACAAGTCTACGTGTTCGAAACGATGGCTCCTAACGGAACCGCGTACACCATCGAATCGGAGTCGAACTTCATCAACGCGCTACTGAAGCCGCTGATGGTAGTGAAGGCTACAACAAGCAACTAATGCTTGAAACAGAGACTCTTCGGAGTCTCTGTTATTTATGAAGGTTACGTTCCATGTCAAATGGTTCACTCCATA